TTCCAGTACTTGGAAGCTTAGCTCTTAGTGTGTCAGGTACGTTTATACCATGAGCATTCTCTCCGGAACCTACATCTAATTCAGTGAAGTCAGAAGCGACATTACTTCTTATCCCTAAAGTTACTGGTATACTATCTGCACTAGATCTGAAACCTTTAAGGACGCTAGTTCTAAATCTTTTTGAACAAGACTCTAAAGTTTTTCCGCACTTATCTCCAATAGTCCAAAGCCTAGATTGAATATTTGGATAATGGCTGAAACTGTCACTTTCTACAGTTACTTCTTTTACTTGGAATAACTCTACTAAATTAGGATTAAAATCTTCGTCAAGAATTAAAGTCTCCGCATCTACTTTAGTAATTATGTATTTTCTATTTTCATACTCTACTATACCATAATTTGTATCTGTGCTTAACCCCAAGTTTGGATCTGAAAATACTAAAGAGCTTATAGCCATCCTTGAGGATGTGCCATTAAACAATATATGTACAATAGTTTTATTACTATCATAAGGAAAAATAAAAAACTGTTGTGAATACTCAGTCGCTAAAGTTAGATTATTTTGTTGAGCGAAACCGCTTAAAACCCCATTTGTTTCTTGATCAGAAGTAGGATTACCTGGAACACCTTTACTGTCTTGTGTTGAAAATTCTGACAACGTACTTCCAACAAAGGGAGTATATACGTAATCATTGTACTCACTTTCGATATATCCAAAGTAGTCTTGAGTATCTGTGTATCTTTTAAAACATCTAGCTCTGCTCCACTCTGCGGAAGCACTTAACGGCGGGCTTGAGTGTGGAGGAGTTTGAGCAGATTGAGCATGCCAAACATCTTTTACTGTTTTTAAGCCAGCAGATTCCCCTGTAGTAGAAAGTTTAGTAGCCCCAGTTAGAGTATAATAAAACTTTCCTATTTCAATATCTATATTCTCATCATATAGAGTTAGTAAAGCTTCGTCAACTATAAACTCATCATTCTTATTTATAAATATAGCGTTCTGAGTTCTATCAATATTACCTCTTAAACTCCATTTGCAACCACCTATTTTCTGATGTTCTTTTAATTCTACGGCAGCTCCTTTGTACTTCCAAGGACACAAACCCCCTAATATCTTTCTTCGGGGCAGGGTAGTACCTTCCAAGTCAAAAGGAGAGGCTAGCTCATAAGTAACTCCGGTTATGTTTCTTGCTTGTATCCTATCTATAACGAAAGAGGAAGGTCTAAGCTCTTCACCCGTTTCTAAATACTTTTCAAAAGTAGCCCTTCTAATTAATTTTTTACCTACAATTAGTCCATAGTCTACATCGCCTAAAAGATTAGAGAACTCATTTCTTAAAGAGGATATAGTTAATAAAGGTCTTGGCAAAGAGCCTGAAGAAGTTGCTTGAATATCTTCAAGTTCTATAGGTATTGGAATATAAGTATTCTCTCTAAAAGTGATCTCTGATTCTTCAGAAGTTAGATACAGCACAAAATCTTCCGCGATATATACTTCATAAAGAAATACTAATCCAGAATTTATTGACTGCTTATGTATGTCTAGCTCTATTGTCATAGATTATATACTCGTTTAAATGTTGCTGAACAACTATAAAAGTCATCATAATCAAAAGATTGATTCCAAGACTCACAAATTACTAAAATTGGGTCAGACTCTGTTATATTCTCGCCTGCAACCCCTGTTCCGCTATATGGAAATACAAACTCGAATGCATCAACACCTGCTTTACTTTCAAAAAAAGAAATAATTGCATCAATTTCTTCCTTAGTTCTAGTATTAAATGTTACACCATAAGTTTGAGCTCCAAGATTGTTTATGCCTCTTTTTATTCTCTGCTCATACCCATCACCAAAAGTAGCTTTTAATACTCTTGGCTGAGTAGCCTTACTCATTGTTTTATCTGGAATTCGTTGTGTATCCGATAAATCTTTAAATCCTATTGCCATTATACTCCTCCACTAATAGGGCTTAATAGTCCGCCCGGACGTTTTTGGCGTATTAATTCATCTTGGATTGCATTTGTTATTGCTTTTCCTAGTTGTTTCTGTTGATAGTTATCGCCCATTGCTGAGGCATTGCCTTTTCCATTTTCTTGCATATTTAAAGTAACATTTATATTATTTACATCACCTTGTGCACCGCCTTTCATTTCAACAGGAATAGACTTTCCGTTTGGAAGGGGCACAATTGCTTCTGTACCGTGCATCATTACAGGGTATCCAGCTTGAGGACCGCTTGCTACTCCTCCGGCTGCGTAGCCTTGCATTTTTCTGCCTCGACTAACTACACCGCCGTATCTATTGGAGCTAAACTGTCGAGAGAAACTTGCGTCAAGTTTAGCTCCCATATCCATATTAACAGCATTATTCATTGAGTCTCCTGCGTTAACACGTTGAGTTCCCACACTACTCATAGCCGCGCCGACTGCAAAAGAAAAAATTTGTTCTGCTAGCTGTTGGGCTGCAATCTTAGCCAAGGAATCAATTATAGATAATGCCATACTTCTGAAAGCTTCTTTTACTGTCATTGTACCTTTTATAAGCCCCTCTATTCCAGTAGTTAAGCTATTAGTAAATGCATCTCCAGCGGCACTTAAATATTCATAAGCAAGACTTGATTCGGTTTTAATTAGGTCAAGCCCCGCCTTGGCTCGCTCTAATGACCTCTCTGCTTCTTCAACCGCTTTTGTCCTGTCTTCTTTATTATTGATACCTGCTGTATCTTCAGCCTGACGAGCTTTGTCCAGTACAAGCTGTGCAGATTCTACCTGTAACTCTTTCTCTTTTATAGCTAATCTTTCTGCTTCCATATCTCTAAGTATTTTAAAAGGACTTAGTTTTGCGTTTATTTTCATTATTTCTAAGCCATTCTTACGATCAAGCATCTCTTTTTGTCTTAGCTCTAAAGCTTGCAAATCTATTAGAGTTTGCTGAGTGAGACCTAGCCTTTTAAGAGCTGCATTATATTCGTCTGTTGCCAGGCTTCCATACCCATACTTTTCATATACTTTATCAAGACCTTTTCCGGTATCTCCTAACCTTTCCATGAGAAGACGAAGCTGGGTAGAGGTCATATCCCCAACGCTACTAATTCCCTCTAGTTCTGCTGTAAAGGCTGCTGAATTCTGTTTTAGTCGAATAAGTTCTTCTTGAGTCTTGCCAGAGTCGTCTCCTAATAAAGCTTTTTGAACTGCACCATTTGGAAAAATTTCTTTAATTCTATTATTTAATTTTTCTAATTCTTCTTTTTCCAGCTTCACTGCCTCGCCTCTCTGATTTGCTAAGGTCTTTATTCGGGCCTCTAAATTTTGTCTTTGCTTGTTTCTTTCTTCTGCACCTTCTGCATATTGTTTTTCCTGTGCTCTTGATATAGGGTTCACGTTTTTACTTTCTACAGTTCTATCTTCCACCCTACCTAAGTCTCTTCGAGCTGCCTGCAACAGCTTTAATTCTGTATCCAATCTACCAGTAAAACGCCCTTTAATTTGAGCTCTTTGCTGTGGAATATCTATAGTAGCTACGGCATTTAAAATTCTGCCTACTTTATCAGCGGGGGATTGCGCCCTTTCAAAAGCCTTTTTAATACTTTCTCCGTTTTTTGTAACTTCCTCTAGTTGTTTATTTGTTTCTTCGAGTCCTTCTGTAAAGTCCATTCCTTGTACGTCTGAGCCAAATTTTCCTAGTATGGTTTTTATAGCATCGTAGGCTAACGCAACTATACCGAACCAACCTAGAAACCTTCCAAGCCCCCCTACTAATTTTCCAAATCCATTTGCAGCACGCCCCATTGCAGCAAAACCTGCTGTGATTCCTACTTCTGCTCTTCTATAAGCAACTTGCATAGTTAATGCAGCTTTTTTATGTCCCAGTGCTATATCATTAGCTGTTATCTTTGATTGGCGAGACATTGCAGTATGCGCCTGTCTAAAAATTGTTAGCTGCTCTTTTGTGGCGTTTTTAAAGGCTCCTGTTCTTCTAGCAAGCGACTGTTTTTCTTGCTTTTCTGCAATTTTTAAAGACTTATCCATTTGGGCTAACTGGCTTTTACTTAGACCCCCTCCAGCCGATAAAGCTTGTCCGAACTTGGTTTTGTCTAAGCCTTGTACACCTTTTGCAGCGGTAGCTGCTTGAGAAGTTAATGTACCTGCTATGTTGCCTCTGCCTCCCGAATATATGTCTTGTTCAATCTGTAATTCTTTCAGTCGAGCTTTTGCTCTTTGTAAACCTTCTTCAGTTCTAGTAACAAACCTATCTGATGATTCTGTTAAAGCGTCGAAATTAAAAGCAGATTGTAAGATAGACACTGCAAATAAGCCTAGAATAGATACGGCTGCAGTCATGTTGTCGTTTATGAACTTGGCAAAGCCTTCTATAGCCGGCAAAGCTTTTTCTGAGACATTTCTTACTATATCACTGAATGTTTTTCCAAGCTTTGTAAACTCATTCGTTTTTGGAATTACGCTGCCAAAGTTCTTATCTAACTGTTCCATTGTCTCAGCTAGAACAGCTTGAGACCTTTCGTACTCTGTAAGCTCTTTTACATTCTTATTTATTGAATCAGCATATTTTTGAGTGGCAGTAGCTAGACGAAGTGTAATACCTAATTCATCTAAAAGTTCTGGTTCTGCTTTTGAAGCACCTCGAACAAGACGATCAAAAGCATCCTCAAAATCTCTACCCAATGCGGTAGATGCTTTTCTTGCTCCTACAGCTAGGTTTTCTAATTGTTGAGGCGAGAAGCCTTTTGCTACACCGATAGCGGCGGCTTGGGCGGCTTGCTCAAATCCAAGCATTCCATCGGAAGCTTCTCGTAAGCTGTTTGTGACCAAACCTAACGCTCTACCTGTTGAAGCAGCAAATTGCAGTTGCTGTTTCTCTAGGTTTATAAGGTCAGCTTGTTTTTTGAGAAACTCAAATGCAGCACTTACGGCAAATAAGTTGGCAGCTAAAGTAGCATAGGCAGGAACCAAACCCCCTGTGATTCCTTGGGACATTTTAGAGAAGTTTTTAGTAGTATTTGAAGAAGCTTGCGCAGCTCCTTTTAATCCACGATCTGCACTATGGGCACTTTGTGCAGTTTTATCTAAATTATCTGCTGCCTTTTTGGCATTTATACCTACTTTTTTAGTAGTGCCTTTATCATCGACTTTTACATCAATCTCTACTTTATTTTTAGCCATTAGCGTTTCACATTATGAGCGTAGGTTTTACCGCTTCCCGCAGACTTTCTTTCGTCTGCTTTTCTTTTTTGTTGTGCTTTTTCGCCTCTATAGTTTACTAATAAACCTTCATATATCTTCATAAAAGATATAACAATTTTGGGTTCTTCTACTTCATATAATTGTATGAAATACTCTACAGAAGCCCATGATTTTCCCATGTATGAGCCTGACATTCCCTCCCATATATCTTCTAAAAAGTCGAATATAAAAAATGCCGTTTGAACTTGTTCAGGAAAATCTGAACGCTCAATCGGCATCTTTTCGGGATCAGGCTCTTCACCTAGCTGTTCACAAATACGTAAATACTTGTCTACGTCAACTTTTGAATCTGCTTGTCTAATATAGCGCTCAAGTAAAGAGACTATTCTCTCTACTTGTCTTGAGTAAAATTTTCAAGTTCGCCGCCTGTTTCTGTAATCCAAGTATCAAAAGTAGTTGAATTTTTCATCAGGGTTTCGGCATTGTCTTGAGTATAGACAAGCTCATCATCAGGATCTAGGTTAGATATATCTACCAAAAGAAGCTCTTCTAGGTATCGATACTTTAAACCTGTCCAATTTTTAATAACTGCCTTGCAGTACTCTTCTAAAAACTTTTCTTCGTTTAACTCTTCTTCGGGCTGGTGCGTCTTTTTATTAAACTTTGTCGTAACACAACGCTTACGAAGTTTAACTAATTCTTCTCGGGCTAGGTAGCATACATCTACTGTCATGCCTTTGTAACCGGGAAAGTCCAATGTTACTGTCTTACTGGGAGTCATCAAAGATGACAAAGATACTGCATCACTCATATTTTTACCTTTAATATTAGGGGGGTTAATAATTTTATACTAGATAGTATATTTTAAATTGAGGAAAAAGTCAAGAAATTTTTTTGGAAGGTAAAAAGGGGCATAAAGCCCCTTTTTGTAGTCTAACTAAAAACTAGCTTATAAGTCATTACCTGTGTAAGTAACTTTAACTTCATAGTTATCTGCAGTACTGCCTGGATCGATATTGGCAGGTAAAGCGTGGAAGTTTACATCTACAGATATAACATCATCGAAAGAGTGAGTAGGAAGCTCTAAGTGACACTTGGGCATAGCAATGTCTACTTTAGGAGCGCTCCCACCGCCGATGCCTAGAGAAAGAGCGAAGTCATTTGTAATTACCTCTGTTGCGTCAACCAAATCTTCAAATAAATCAGCACTAGCACCTGTCTCGTGATTTAGATAGCAAGTAAAGTTACCGCTAACACTACGAGTACCCGTCACATTGCCTAAAGGAAGGTTGACTGCACCGAGAGTTTCGGGAGTAAGGTACGTTAAATTATTGGAAATGGTAATACTGCCACCAGTTAGAACTAAACCATAAACGCCTCCGCCTTGGCCAGGAAAGGTGGTAGTATCTGCAGCAGTTGCGGTTAAAGTAGTTAAACGATTTCGAATAAAGTTACTAGTAGTACCGGTGCCTTCTGAAATAGAGGCAGCAAACGAAGGAGGATCTGCGTCTTCATCTGTAATAGTTTTTGCAAACCCGCTCCAATTAATAGTAGCTATACCATCTATATCAAAATCTATAGTTGCTTCATTTACTGCGCAGTTTCCTAATTTATAAGTTAGATCGTTGCCGTCTGTTGCACCGCCAAGTTCAACATAAATATCAAACTCAGTTAAGCTTGATTTTTCTGAAGCTGTCCAATCAATTACAACACTAGTATCAGAGTTTGTTACTCCATCATTCCATGTCGATGCATCACCATCTGAACCAAGAGTAAAAGTTGCTGCACCTACAAAATAAGCCCATAATGCCTCTTCCACACAATGCTGAGGCCTACCAGTAATACTAGCAGAAGGCTCCCAAATATCTCCTGAAGCAGCGGGATCTGCCCCAAAAGGTCT